TTAGTAACCTCTGAGCAACTACGAATGATGCAACCTAAGTGGAATATTCCGACTAAGTTCGACATCATTACCGAATCGGTTATGTTAGATGATATAACAAGACTAACGACTGCAAAGGTTGACCCTACACTCATCGCAGCAGCGCAGGTTGAGTATGCACGAAAGAAGTTTAGCACCATGCCCGAAGTAGCCGAGAAGATAGTCGCGAAAATGGAACTTGACCCATTGGCTGGGATGGGTGATGATAGCATATCGGTAGCCTTATTCAATAAGTCTATTTCACAAGTAGATGCCATTATTCACTATAATATTAGTAAATTTGTCGAACGTGCAGTTGATGAAGAGAAGGATTGGACTAAGAAATCCAAGAAAGAGAAATACACTATTTTAGAAACCTACGCAACAGAGGTAATCAATGCCAACTCAGGAACAGTCGCTTAATGAATTAACGGATGCCATTGTCGGTAAGTTAGATGTATCATCATCGACTTTCGGTGATGCGCTACCGTTATTGCAGAAACGAGCCTATGCACGAGTAGTTGAGTTAATCGGCGACCTTGATACCTCGAATGGAAATGTTAAGGTAACGGCCAAGAATTTAAAGATATTGGCTAACATACGTCAGGAGCTAGTGGACGTAATCAAAACACCTGAGTATGAGAAGTCGGTAGGTAAGTATATCAAATCGTTCGATGCTATTACCGAATTGAACCGCCAATACTTTAGCGAGTTAAAGCCTACCTTTGAGCCTTCAAAGCTATTCGATGAGATTAAGAACCAAGCGGTGCAATCAGTATCGCAGAACCTATTAGGCGTTGGATTAGAGGCTAACATTGCACTAAAGGTTGAGGACATATTAAAGAAAAACATACAGTCGGGTACATCATTCGCAGACCTTACCGATCAAGTTCGGGTATTCTTAACAGATACCGATGGTTCATCAGGGGCATTAGTGAAGTATGCTAAGACCTATGCCGTTGATGCTATCAATACTTATAATTCGCGGTACTCGCAATTGGCGACTGATGACTTAGGACTTGAATGGTACAAGTACGTTGGTTCATTATTGACTACCTCGCGGCCTTTTTGTAAGCATCTTATAGACGCTAAAAGTCAAGGTATGGAGTTCATCCATAAGAGCCAATTCCATGACTTATTAAAGGGGCGTATCAACGGGCAACAAGTACCATTGAATAAAAAGATAGGACTACCCGAAGGATTAAAAGAGGGTACGAATGTTTTTAACCTCACCATTGAGCGGGGCGGTTATGGTTGTGGTCATCAGTTCATGCCCGTTTCATCTTCATTAGTACCTCAAACACTTAAAGATAAATTCAAATGAAAGAAGAACTATTAGACGTTATCATTAGCGGTCAATTAGCGGCAACGATACCCGCTGCCAATCGTGAAACCTTTGAACAGGTTCATAACAATGAAGGGACGAAGTTCATCCTGCGACCTCACCTATCGGATGAAGAGAAGCAGAAACGTATTGATGCAGCCCGACAGTCGATAGATATGGGGGCTATCAAGGAGGCAGCTAAACAATCGGCTGATCAATTCAAGAAGACGCAAACAGAACTACCTATTGAGGCACATCCAAACGTTGACGAGCCGCCTCAGATACATCTAGCAAATCCAAAGAAATCAACCACTAAATCAGCTTAATTATGTTACTTTCAGAAATGATTAATGACGTACTGACCCGATCAGGCGTTACCCCAACAGATAAGGACTTGATAGCCTTAGTCGCTAATCCGTCATTACAGATTGAAGTCCCTGATGCAATATCAAGTACTGTCAATTCGCTTGTATCTATCGAACAGGCAAAGAACCACCCCGCCCTAAAGTCTCACTACTACGGAGCTTCACTTACGCCAGTAGAGAAGGAACTAGAGAAGACTATGGATGAACTTGGATTTACTGATGACCAAAAGGCATCGGTACTATCTACTAAGACCACCTATGAGAAGTTCCCGATCATGCGCGAGAAGATCAACGAGATTATTCAGGAACGTGCTAAGGCATCGGGGAGCGGATCACAGAAGGCAGCCGATGAGATTAAAGTGCTAAACGCTAAACTAGCGGAGATGACAACGGTTCATCAGTCGGAGGTCGCTAATATCCGTAATGAGTACATCAGAGAAAAGACAGAGGATAAGTTAGCTGCTATGATGGCGGGCTATTCTTATACTGATGCTATCCCCGCTACCATTGCACCTATTACGGCAAAGAACTTATTAGCTGATGAGTTGAGCAAAGTAAAAGCTAAGATTAAACTTGATAACGGCTCATTATCGTTAGTATCTTCTGATGATGAATCAATCGGATACTTCGAGAATAACAAGCCCGTAACATTGAAGGACTTCATGGATAGAACGGTATCACCACTATTGAAGAAGAACGACAATAGCGGAAACGGCGGTCAAGGGAATGGCGGTGGTCAACATACTAATAACCACGTAGTCGATATGATTAATGCCGACATACAGAGCCTGAGGGCATCTAAGGTATAGTGAAGTTGATTTGTGTTGAGGAAAGGGGCGAAAGAAATTTTGCCCTTTTTGCTTTTTTTTAATTTTATTACTTATATTTGCCTTAATTCATCACGAATTAGTAGCAAGTTCCCTTTATTGGGTTATTTTAAAGATTGTCGAAAGACTTACAATAAGGGCTGAGAAAGCCAAATCACTTATTAATTAAACAATCTAAATCCAATTAAAAAATGGCACTTGGTTATTGTGAAGCGATGTTGCTTCATCAGAAATTTATTGCAGGTCAGAACTATGGCGGTGCAAAAAGAACTCTCAACGGAATGGTTAATATGTTATATTCGGCAACGGATAGACCATTCGCAGAGGCATACACTAACGGACATTCCCGTTCAATTCGTGTAAAGTATAAACAACGTTCGACAGAGGCGCAGGTACAAACGTCTGCCTCTTGTGGCGTTGACGTAATCCCTGCATACAAAGAAACAACGGCAGCAGTTGACCAATACGTTCAACTGTCAGCACAAGTAACGGATGACAAAATCCGATTATATTGTGAAGATGCTTCACGTATGGTTTCGGCAGATGGTCAATCGTTAACAGGTGTATCTCCATTCATGGCGGAACACTATGACGTATTGACTACGTTGATGAACGGATTATATAGTAAGATGGAAACGGTATTAACGACTTCCATGTCAACTAAATTCGGAATGAACGTACGTGCAGGATCGAATGCAGCGCAAACGGTTAACTTCAACGTTAACGGAACAACGCAAAACTTCAATGAAGGCATTACACGTATCTTGACAGACTACCAAATTAATGAGAATTGCGGAACGCCTATCATCGTAGGTAACGGAATCATTCAAGGATTTGCAAATCAGTTGGGAGCTGTCGGTCTTAACCAATACGGTGTTGACGGTCAGGCAATGGCTGATAAGTTAGGATTTGCGTTCTACGCTTCTCAGAAAACTGCTACAACTTGGGGTGCTAATAAATTCGGGGTATTCGCCCCAGGCTCTATTCACATCATCGAGGACATCCGCAATGCGGGTAACTTCCAAATGGACTTAGGAACGGTGAAGAAATTCACAATCATCGACCCTAACAATACTTGTTGGTCGCCTAATGGCCCTGTTCCTGTTCGTTGGGATGTGAACATGGTGTATAACACTTGTACTGAAACGAAGACGGGCGGATATGCAGGTTCTACATCGGTTGATGCAGGATGGCAGATTACGTTATTCAAGAATTACGGCTTATTCACACCTCCGACAGATTTATTTGACGGTGGCGATGCGTTGAGCGGTGACAACGGTACATTGTACTATACTGCTACAAACTCTTAATCCTTATGGATTGTCTTAGAGGCTACATTAGTTTAACTGCTTGTGGGGGTACTACTACCCCTTCAAGCGGTTTGACTATTGACGTATTGGAAGTGGTCAACAAAAAGATGCTTTCATCAATAGCCGATGAAGGGCAAGAAACTTTCAAGGGGGTATTGAACGATATTGAGAATAGAGCCGTATTGCGTTTTCGTGATGCCGTTCGTTCCGAGTTCAACAAAAAGGCGAAACTAATAAATGTATTAAATGCCTACAATCTTCGTAAGTACATTGATACATCGACTACCTTTTCATCGGATGGATTAAAGACTAAAGGTGTTTATCTATCCATCAACGAGTACAACACAACACAATGGCATGACCCATTAACATCAATACACATTCAATCCGTATCAGTATATTTTTCATCTGATGTAGGCGAATCGGTGGCGATGAAGATTATCGACTTAGATACTTCGGAAGTTTTATACACTACTACCATAACAGTCGTAGTGGGATGGAATACCATTAATATAGATCAGACTTTTACAGGCTCATACCTCCACAATCCACAACGGATATTAGTGGCTATTGATGCCGAGAATATAACCGCTACTTCGAAGGTATTAACTCGATCGGTAACGGAAGGATATGGCAACGGATTAACCATTCGTGGGGCATCTACTACCAACGCAATAACATCAACGATTGAATACGCTAATTTGACCCTAGGGGCTGATACCTTCGGGGTTAGTCTGATAGCGTCCGTTAAGTGCTTGTTTGATTCGGTAGTATGTCAGAATCGGGACTTATTCACTCGCGCATGGTTGTATTGCTTAGGTGTTGAGATCATGCGAGAGGTTCAGACATCGGATAGGCTAAATCAATACACTATTGTCGGCAAACAGACGGCTATCGACTATGAGAAGAAGTTCATGGATGACTTCATGAATAGCCTCATGAATGCCGTTGATGGTATCGAACTTGCTAATTCGCATTGCTTAGAATGCAATCAAGAGATAACAGTAATCACGACTAATAAATTCTATTGATATGGGATGCAACTGTGGTAAGGGTGGACGTGGAGGCAAGAAATGAGCGTCAAAGTATCGTCTAATATCAGTCAGGTGGTGATGAACATTCAGAAGAAATTCGATGTTTCATTTTCACCTCAACAGATTGATATGCTGATGCGAGAAATGGCGGTATCATTGGCGGCTCAGATGCGTGAACGTATTCACGAGAGAGGGCAAGACTCATCGGGTGCAAATATTGGATATTACACAGATAAATATATGAATATCCGTACGGGCGTGTATGCTAATTCAGGCGTGTATAAGAGAGGCGAAAAGGCGGGACAACCGAAGGATAGCGGAAAATATACGAAGGGTAAGAATAAAGGCAAACCACGAATTAAGTACAACCGTACGAATGATAGAAAGGTGATATTGTCATTGACCCGAAATATGGAGAATGACTTCACCTTAGGAAAGACCAACAAAGAGCCGACAAAGATTACTAACGGCTACGGGATTGGATGGAAGCAAGAGCTGAATGCTAAACTTGCAACGATCCATGAACAGAGATACAAAAAGAAAATATTCACACCTACGAAAACGGAGCGGTTGCAGATTATGAAGATCGCTAATGATTTCGTGAAAGATAGAGCGGGAAAAATATAATGCCATACCTAACTAATATAGTCGATGAGATTAACGCTACTATGGTGGCGAGTGGTAGTGTATTGGATCAGGCTAAGTTCATTAAGAAATTCAACGGTATCGCAAAGTCAGTACCTCTAATATCAGAGGAAGGTCAGAAGCGATTGCCGATATTATACTCAATCGCTGATGGTACTCAGTTCGCAGGTATTGACGACCGATATAACCTATTCGGTTATTATCGAATTGTATCACGGGCGATAACGACATCAGACAATAATTTCGGGGATAGCAATAGGATGAAGATTGAAACAACAAATCTAAATCTTATCTGTTATGCTGACTTAGATCGAACTAGAAAGAACGAGTTTGAAATTTCCGATCTCGTAAGTTATGCTATCCCTACAATACTGCCGACATCATTCACTTCCACATTAACGGGTGTACAATCCGTTGAGATCGATGCTACCGAGATCAACGATGATTCAATAGCCGTATGGAACAATGAATATAGTGGATACGATTATCAGCTATCTACGTCCCAATATTTATTTGCAATAACGATTCAGGTCGTTGTTCATTACGATTCTAATTGCGCTACTAACTGTGATGAGTGTAACTAATTTATTCACCTAAAAAAATTAAATCATGCCAACGGTATATTACCCAACGGGTAACTGCGGACCAGGTGGAACAGTACCTGCTTACACTTGTTCGCCATGCCCGACTTATGAGTTCGGGCGTATCAGATCGGTAGCTATCATTGATGAATCATTCACCTTTACAGACCCTACCCTCGCTTCCGAATGGAATACAGGAATTACAACAGGGAAGATCACTGTAATTTGGGAAACACTAGGTTCATACGATGGAGGATCAACTTCTGAATTAGCGGGATTCGGGGATAAAGAAACAACCAACGGAATAACAGTACACACACTGACGTTCAAAGATCCAAATTATAAGGACAATGCCGACTTCTATAACGCTATCCGTAACGTATCGACTAAGAAAATCGCATTCCGTACTTCTAATTCGATTCACTTGGTTGATGTTCCTGTAACATTAACACCTAAGAATCCGATTGCGGACGATACTAAATCGAATGTTGTTTGGGAGGTTCAAGCTAAATGGTCTTCACCTGATAGCCCTGTGCCTTATGACACACCTGCTAACATCTTTGATTCTTGTTACTATTACGCATAAAATAAATAGCCTCCCGTAAGAGGCTTTTATTCATTATAACTATGACAGACGCAATGCTTGGAAATATGCCTACCGTAGATGCAGGACAGTTCCAATGGGTTATATGGTGTTTAGGTGGTGTGATAACGTCCGTAGTTGGTGGTATCATTTGGCTATACAAGGATAATAAGGAAGATAGAAAAGCCTACTCGATGAAGTTGGAAACAATCATCGAATCATCGAACAAGGCGAAAGAATTAAATACACTCGCATTGCATGGACTTATTAATGCAGTCGATGAACTACGAAAAGACCTAAGAGAAGACAGAATGAGCCGAAAGGTATAGCCTATGTTGAACTTTTTATACCGTTCCTGTTTTGCCGTTCAATGGCTTACGATGCTTATTCTTATGGGTGGCATTGCCTATGTAACGTACGGAATAGTTTCCTCTCGACATAAGTCGTGGGAAAATACCTATCTAACGGATGACAACCTAACGATAGCATTCTGTGTGCCGGTACTTTGGTTCGTCTATTCATTCGCTATCTATCACTACTTCAATGAATGGACGTGTAGGTATGCCTACGAGATGAATGAAAAGATTTTATTTGAAAAACTGATTCTAGAGATTATTAATCTACTCTCAACATTACTCACAACTGCCCTACTAACAGGTGCTAATAAACGAAAATAATGGTAACATCTCAAGATTGTATTAACCGATTCGGATCACCTATCAACGAGCAGTCGAAGTGGGAAATGCGAAACATGACATTGTACGCACTTAACCCGACTATCCATTTATCGAATGGCGTAATACCTTCTAAAATATACTGTAATAAAGCATTCGGTACAATCATCGAAAGGTGGTTGTTGGCTTTATTAGAGGCTGATTTATTGAAGGAAATTAAGACGTGGGATGGATGCTTTAATGTGCGAATGAAAAGAGGGCTTCGTAGTTTATCGCTTCATTCCTTCGGTTGTGCAATAGATGTTAACGCCTCGCATAATCCATTAGGGTTAACCGCTGATGATTGCAGACGAAGAGGATTAACACCATTCAGCGAAAAGTTTATATCCGTATCACGTCCTATTGTGGACTGTGGCGCGGATTGGAAAACTCGACCTGATGGTATGCACTTTCAAATTAAAAATGTATAAACATGGCTTCATTCGATTGGAAACACTACTTCGAGCCTACGCCTAAACTATTTCGCAAGATTGGCGACACCATTCTCGCAGGTGGTACGGCTATCAGTTCGATAACGCTTATCTCGGCTCTTAATGTCGAAGATGAGAAATTACAAAAGCTACTCACAACGGTAACCGTATTCTCTGTTGTGTTGACTTTTGTCGGGAAAATATTATCAAACTTTTTTAAGGATGATACGAACGATACTCCTACTTCTTAGCCTACTCTTTTACGGATGCGGTAACGCTCAATCGTGGACTACCTACACCGTCCCGAAAGGCGAAACTTATTGCACCCCGACAATTAGCGGAACGGCTTCGACTAAGTTAGAATATTACTTTATTCTAGATAGCACATGGGCGCAACTCTATCAATCACCCGACAATAGTACGCATAAGGTCTGTGGAATATCGGATTTATTCGGGCGTAACTCTATTCGATTAGGGGTCAGACGAGCCGACAGAGAGCGCAACGGGTTAATTGCTTGTCCATATATCCACGATCGTGGCAAGTTCTCTTATACGGCATTTAAAGACAGTTTAGGCGGTAATCTATTATTGAAGTACAACACGAAATACTTTTGCTCAATAAAACTCATAGGGAACGCTTGGTCTATCACGCTCTATGAAGGGCAAACGAAGATAGCCTACTACATTGCTCAGATTAATATCTCATCAGTCGGGCGAAGAAAGTCGGGCGTTTACATCGAGGTTGGTTCGGGCGGTTCATTGTGGGATATTCGGACGCAGATAGCTTTTATAAAATAAATTATTTCGCCGATTATGTCGAGTTATTCGGGGCTTTTCTTATTTAGAACCATTCTAAATTAACCCCAAGTGTTAATTTGCTCCGATTTGTAGTTATATTTGCGGAGTAAAAAAACTAACAACATGACAAACACAATCGACCGAAACGACCCCTCCATGCGAATGATAGGAGGCTATATTGACACCGAACTACTTGGGCGAGCTATTGCCGAAAAGAAGAGGCGCAACATAACGCAGCAAGAAGCACCTCAAAGCTATACTCATACGAGGGAGGTAAAATTTGAACCGAAAAACAAGGAAGCATGAAACTAATGGCGATTATGTTCTTTATGTAAAAAATAACACAGACACCATGTACGACAAAAAATATTGGTTTGTTATGGGGTCAAAACTAATAACGCCATGAAATTAAAAGACCTACCACAACCGATCCGAGAACTCGCTGAGAAGCGGATTCGGGAGCAAGGGAACGAACCGAAGGAGGAGAATGATTTATGTACGGACTATGAATATGGCGGATTTTATTGGGGTGATACCGAAGATGGTTATGCATTTTGGATGGCAATAGATAACGGCGACTTCAATGTGTACTTCGATATTCATCCATACGATCACGCTATAATCATATTCGACAAACTCGAACTATCCGATCTTGAAAAAGCAGCGGATTATATCAAAATTAAGATTGAGAAAATTACAACCACTAAATAAAACAAAATGAAAAAACTACTATTACTCTTTGCCGTACTTGCTACGGTCAACCTCCACGCTCAGACTATCAATGTAGGAACGGCTACCGAACTGCAATCCGCACTTAACGGGAACTATTCGTGTATAAACTTAGTCGGCACTTCCTATACGGGAGAGTTTATTCTCCCCACAACGCTATTAGCGAAATCGAAGACTGTAATAATTAACGGTAACGGGGCTGCGATTTATGGCGGATTCTATCGTACCGCTCCCGATCAGTCAACGGCTCTCAATCAGATGAACCAATACTCAGCTACGTTTCGTGATTTGAGGCTCTACAAGGGCGTAACTCGTAACGGGTGTGGTATCTATTGGTCATCGACTTATGGATTGAATGTGGACAACGTGAGAGTGGAAGGCAAAGATTCGGCTATCGTATGTCGTTTCGCATTGAAAAGCATCTTAAATAATTGCTTCGCTGTGAATTGCAAGAGAATTGGATTCTTGTACGATAAAGGCGATTGGGTAGGTGCATCGAATAGTAACTCACAATCGAACTGCTCAATATTTAACTCGTGCAGGGTATTCAATGCTGATAGTGCTGAGTATGCGTTCGGGATTATTGCAGCCTCTGAATGCTCGATGAATACTTGCATCTCTGAGGGTGGCTCACCTAAGATTCACGTGTTATTCGATGGCACTAACTCAACGGTTGTGAAAGAGTTCTACGCTCGTACCGTACACGTTGAATCAATCGCTTCGGTGGCAGCGTTCAAGGTTAGCATTCGTGAGGGCGTTATCTTCCTTCAAAACATCTATGCTCAGTATGGGCAAGTATTAGTTGATGCTACAAGTCAAGCGGGTTATCCGAATATCATGCTCGACAATACGACATGGAAGCCAAGCGGAACGACATTGAAAAGTACAGGCGGATGTAGGTGGTATATCAATGGAGGTACGGCAGGACTTGATTGGACTTCTACGAGCGTATGGAGTGGAGGTAAACTTCCTGCGGTGTTGGTGCAAGATCGTATGACTGCTTCTGGGATTGAAAGAAAAACATTTGTAAAAGGTACATTAAAATAATAAATCATGACTAAACTACATAAAGTAGAAGCGTCCATCTCAACAGAGGGGCGTTTTCGTAATGGCGATGGAAAGTATGTATTTCACATTTACGATCGCAAAACGAACAACACTATTCACACGTCAGAAGTCTACGCCCGTAGATGGAATGCGAAACGTGGAGCGGAAAGATACTGCGAAAAGAATGGTTATATCATTGCGTTATGGGTGCTATGACAAAACGCCCGATCAACGAAGTAATGGCTCTCGAGATATTGGTAGCCCTATTCGTGCTAATTGCTATATGCCTATCATCGTGCAAGTGTCCGCAGATAGCGGAATCGACCGTTACAAGGGATTCGATTGTGTATAAGGATAGCGTGGTAACGATTCACGATACCGATGTGTTTAACACATTCGCCTATGTAGATTCGATATTACACCTACTAAAATCGACGCACGATACCACAATCATCAAAACAACGAAAAGAGGCGTTACAACCTCGTTACGAGTGGCGAATGGTAAACTTATATGCGAGGCTACTATTGATTCATTACAAGCGAAGATAGACAGCATTAAGAGCCATGTAACCTACGTAGAGAAAACCAGGAACGTACTTAGTGAGCGACAAATTAGCAAGTTTGAGCAATGGCAACGTAGATTGTTTTGGGTCTTCGGGATAATTATTGCCTTGTTCGTAGCGTACAAATTAAAAAAGTAGTATATTTGAGTCGGTTTGTTAGTAATTATTCCATGTTTGTTAGCGAAAGCCCTGAGAAATCGGGGCTTTTTCTTTTATCGGAGTAAAGTTTTTACCTACATTTTCAGTTAGTTATGTTTTTAATGTAACATTTTCCTTGCAAAACGTATATACATGATATATATTTGCTTCATCAAACAAACAAAAAACAAACAAAAAACAAACAACATGAACACATCATTAACACTTGAGCAATTATCAGAGACTATCGCAGGTAAACTTTGGATTAAGGGCGATATGAAAAGAATCTACTTAGATCGTGGATTTAATACAAAGAAAATGTCTACAAAAGCATTTATCTTTGAAAAGGAAGGGGAGTTTTTAGTTAGCTGTCGCATTGAATGCCCTTCACAGGACTATAATTGGATTTCATCACAGGAAAAACAAGTAAGAGAGTCAATATTATCTGAGATTGAAGAAATTTTAAATCCAACAGAAAACTCAGATGATAGCGAAGGCTTATGTAAGATTTGATAAATTAAAGGGGGAAACGGGTAAAGCTGTCCTCCTTCAAATTGGATATACTGAATATTGGTTTCCAAAGAAATTATGCTTCAACTTTATACTCAATAAAAAGTTAGGTGGTAATATGAGTATTCCCACATGGCTATATGAGAATATTTTCGGGCAATCTCCATCAGAAGATGAAGCAACAGAAATAGTTGTAAAGCATATTCCTAATAAAATAGATGCAGTTAAAATAGATCCCAATGCAGACCTTATTAGATAATCAAATTAATGCTATTGAAAAGATTCGTAAATATAAGGTAGGTGCTTTATTTATGGAGATGGGAACTGGCAAAACAAGAACTGCATTTGAACTGATAAAGTCAGTTAAATGTGATGGAATCATATGGCTTACTCCATTTCAGAATAAGTTAAACATAAAGGAAGAGATAGCTAAGTGTGGAGGGTTAAGTAATTTGCACATTTACGGAATAGAAACATTAAGTAGTAGCGATAGGATTTATTTGGAAATATCAAATTTATTAAAAAGCGGCAACTATTTCTTAGTAGTAGATGAATCATTGAAGATTAAAAATTACGATGCAATACGAACTAAAAGAATTATTGAATATGGTAAATATTGCGAGTATAAATTAATACTAAATGGAACACCATTAACACGTAATCTACTTGACATATGGGCGCAATTTAAATTTCTTTCACCTTTAATTCTTAATATGGATATTGCAGAATTTAAGAATACATTTTGTGAGTATACAACAATAACTAAGAGAATAGGTAATATTACAAAATCAAAGGAATATATAAGTGCATATCATAATATCGAACATCTTTATTCTTTGATTAATCATTATGTTTATGAGTGTGATTTAAGTTTATCAATTAAACAAGAATATAAAAACATTGATTATGAGTTATCCCAAGATGAATTAGATCAGTATAAATTTATTAAAAATGAATATTTAGATAACGAAAAATTAAAGTTTTTAAATAATAATATATTTCTTGAGTTAACGCAGAAAATGCAACACAATTATTGTTTATCAGAAAATAAATTTATTGCATTAGACAAAATATTAGAAAATGAAAATGTATCAAAAGTATTAATATATTGTAAGTACATTAAAAGCCGTGAAGAAATACAGAAACGATATCCAAAAATAAAAGTGTTAAGCTATGGTATGCACTCTTTTGGATTAAACTTACAAGAATACAATACAACCATTTATTTTGATAAGACTTTTGATTATTCTCAAATGATACAAAGTAGATTCCGTACATATCGAACAGGTCAACAATCAGATTGCACATATTGGTCAATGACAGGTAATGTATGTCTTGAATCATTAATTGATAGAAATATAAATAATAAACAATCACTATTAGATTACTTTAAAAAAGTAGGAACAGAACAACTAAAAAAAGAACTATGAAAACGAACACATTTAAAAGCCCAGTGTATAATGTACAGGCAGTACCAATCGAAAAGATTGAAGCAAATGATTATAACCCTAATCATGTTGCTAAAAGAGAAATGGACTTATTGTATCAGTCAATTAAAGCCGATGGATATACAATGCCTGTTGTATGTTTCTATGATGAAGGTAGAGATAAGTATATTATTGTCGATGGATTTCATAGATATACTATTCTAATTACAAGAAAGGATATTTTTGAACGTGAAAATGGAATGCTTCCTGTTTCTGTAATTCAAAAAGATATATCGGATCGAATGGCATCAACGATTAGACATAATAGAGCAAGAGGAAAACATGAAGTGGAATTACAGGCATCATTAGTGGGAATGTTGAAGCAAGGATGGGATGAACTCAAGATAATGAAAGAACTTGGAATGACATTGGAAGAGGTTCAACGACTTATTGGAATCAAAGGAATTGCATCAGAAATTAAAGGTGTGCCATACTCAATAGAGCGACAAATAAAAGATGTTGAAATTGATATAGAAGAAGAATTATGATAAAGCAAATAGATAAATCAGAAATATATACATTAAAAAGAATAGCGCAATTAAATGGATTGACATTTAATAATTCAACGAATATTTATTTTGGATATTTTGATAATAATATTCTTGTCGGCTTTTGCGGATTAATGATAAAAAACAAAACTGCTATTCTTAAAAATGGTTTTGTTTTAAATAGTCATAGAGGGAAAGGGATTTATAGTAAGTTAAATGAGTTTAGATTTGCTTACATAAAAGAATTAGGAATAAATTCAATAGAAGGTAATATGACTAATAAAAGTTTAGGGTATCATCTTAATAAAGGTGCTGAAATAATAAAGCAATATAAATGTTGTACTAAAATTAAATATACATTATAATGGCTAGGACTGCAATAAGAGGAACGGAAAATGTATTAGATGCTGCTAATAAAAGAATATCATTCCTTTTTGATAATTATGATAATGTTTCATTGTCTTTTAGTGGAGGGAAAGATAGTACTGTACTATTTCATCTTCTAAATGAAGAGGCTAAAAAAAGGGATCGTAAATTTATATTATACTTTCAAGACCAAGAGGCAGAATATCAAGGAACTATTGATTTTGTAGAGTGGGCAATGTCGCAACCAAATGTTATTCCACAATGGTATCAAGTGCCTATATTTATGACAAATGCAGCGAGTAGTAGTCAGCTATTTTTATGGGCTTGGGGCGAAAATGAAGAGTGGGTAAGAGATAAAAATAAATTAGCGATTCAAGAAATTGATATTAAATATCCTAAAAGATTTCATAAATTTAATTTATGGGTTGGGCAAAACCTAAGAAAATTGAAAGGTAATAGTATCTCTATAATAGGATTAAGAGCAGAAGAATCACCTGATAGAAGATTTGTAATGTTTGGAGAAGATTCTGAATTATTTTGGCTAAGAAGAATAAATGAACCACACAAAGCATATCCAATAATAGATTGGAAATATATTGACGTATGGAAATATTTAATTGATGGAGGATTTAAGTATAATAAAATTTATGATAAAATGTATATGCTTGGTCAAGATTTGCGAACATTAAGAGTATCTAATTTAATTCACGAAAAGGCCTTTAGATGCTTAACTGATCTTCAGGAATTAGAACCTGAAACATATAATAAACTTGAAAAGAGATTACATGGAGTACATACTGCTGCTATTTATGGAAAAGAAAATCTGATTTATTCTATCAGATCACTACCTGATACATTTAATACATGGAAAGAATACCGAGATTTTCTAATGGATAGCATAAATCCCGAATTAGCAAGGATATTTAAATGGCAATGGACACGTCTACAACATATAGATGATGAAGATTGTTATAAATATCAAGTTAAAAGAATGCTAATGTGTGATTGGGAGGGTAATATTAAAAGTATAAAATGGACATATGGAGAATCAGTAAATTATACAAAAGACCAGTTAGAGAAAAAGAATATCATAAGAAAAAAAGACCCTATAATAAGAAAGTGGTTTGCCGATTTGTAAAATAAATACTCACATTATCAATAAGTTAAAAGATAAAACTTGCAAAACGTATATACATGATATATATTTGCAAAAAAACAATAACACATGAGCGCACCAAATCTATCGGCTGAAATAGAGCCGAAATTAAAAGAGAGAGTTCAGAAGAAACTCAAGAAAAACAAACTAACAATGTCTTACTTAATCACAGAGGCATTTAAAAACTATCTAAAAAATGGCTAAAGGACTAACGGACGAACAAATGCAATTAGTCGCATTAATGGTATACGACAATTGGAAGGACAATCTCACGATTTCGGATCATGAAGAAATAGCGGAGATACTCATCAAATTAGACGCTCACGAATATGCCGATGATGTTCTTGAGTATGCGAAACCAGAAGAGGATGAAGATGAAAAGTATTTTAACGAACCATCGAATTACAAAGAATTAAACGACTAACCCATGACCGCTAAACGACTACTAATAAACGCAGCACTACTAACGTGTTGCATCGGGCTACTCGAACCGACCCGACAATGCTCACCACTTACCGTTTCGCTTATTATTGGCGTAACCGTGTGGTCCTTCTTTGACACTTTAAAAACTATTAGACCATGAGCAAGATTAACGAAATAATAGCGGAAACACTCGAAGAAGAACGCCAACGAGAGATGTATCTCGACTATCTAATTAAGAGGCTTATTACTGTTGTTAAGTTACAACATAAATACGGCAAACTTTTAGAAGAGGAAAGAGTGGCAATTATCGAAGCCTGTAACGAAGGTGGTAAATACAAATCAAAATACGCAATTGACCTATTAGAAATACTTGAAGGGAAATGAGCAATATCACGCTAACAAACCAAACGAAACTACCGACCATTGCGGAACTATACGAGGATAATCTCGAAGTAGCAGTTAAGTCGGAGCAATTAACGGCACTACTCAATCAACCACCTCCTGAAAAGTGGGTGAAATCGCACCCGTTCATAGCGAATTATCGCTATCTACCGATTGACAAAGTAGAGTATCTATTGAGGCGAATATTTAAGGAATACAAAATTGAGGTACTTCGTGAAGGTACTGCATTTAATGGCGTATTCGTTGTGGTTCGTATTCACTACAAGTCCCCTGCGAATGGCGAATGGATGTATCATGATGGTATCGGGGCTGCACAGTTGCAGACATCGAAAGGAACATCACCTGCCGACCTTGCAAACATCAACAATGGAGCGTTATCTATGGCATTCCCGATAGCTAAGACGGTAGCCGTTAAAGATGCTGCGGATCATTTCGGGGCTATCTTCGGGGCGAACCTAAACCGAAAAGATTCTGTTTCGTACGTCATGGATTCGACAATCATCGAAGCGAAAATACCTGCCGAAGATAAGCGCACAATGGCAATGATTGACCACTGCGATACGATCGAGCAACTCGATATGTACGTGGAAAGCTATCCAATACCCGACCACTTACAAGACTATGCAATCACTAAAAGAAACAAACTAAATGCAAAATAAACCGATCCTATTTCGTTGCTCCAAACTTGGTGCGTTAATGACAGAGCCGAAAGCGAAAACCGAAACGCTATCCGAAACGTGTAAGACCTACTTACGTGAGGTGTATATTAATCGCAAGTATGGACGATATAAAGATTTTACCTCCGATGCTATCAAGAAAGGACTTGAAACAGAAGAAGCAGCATTAACTCTTTTCAGCATTCAAAAGATGCGCCAATTCAACAAAAATGAAGATTGGCTAATGAATGACTACATCTGTGGAACGCCTGATAGTTACGAGGGAGAAACGATAACCTCCGCCACGAAGATAATCGACATCAAATCCGCTTGGGACTTATTCACTTTTCACGACTCAAAGCACGAAAAAGTTAATAAGAACTACTATTGGCAAATGCAAGGCTATATGTGGCTCACAGGAGCGACAAAATCAACTTTGGTGTATTGCCTTATAAACACCCCCGATACGCTGATACAGGATCAGAAAAGGAGGTTAGGTTGGAATATGGGGCTGATTGATAACGAAGCATCTCCCGAATACCTTGATGCGTGTGCAAAGATAGATCGAAACTCACTCTTTGATGACATCCCGAATAGTGAGCGCATTTTCGAGATAGAAATCGAGCGAAACGATGCGGATATTCAGCTACTAAGCGAACGGATTAAGGCGTGTAGATCGTACATGGCTGAAAATTATCCCCTACTAAATCAGCAAGTTACGAAATAAATTAAACTTTTCCTTGACTTGCGTATATATTTGCTTCATCAAACAAACAAAAAACTAAAAGTCATGGAAAACTCTAACACATTCTCATTAGCTATCGAAGCGCAACTAAACTTAAACAAAAATGGAATTTACGAGGTTTTCGTAAGACCTTCAGAACTTGCTGCTCATTGGGGAACAACGCACACTGGGATGGACATTATGACAAAGATGTTCGTGCCTGTGTTTGATGGCGAATATTGCCACCTATGCTCATCAAAAGGTCGTGCTATTCGTGAGCTATTAGACATGGCGGGAGTTGAAACATTAGAGGATTTAAATTAGCAAATGGAGAGCATTTTGTTATTTCTCCCGATGAATGTTTTGAAATAGTAGATTCATTCCTCGCAAAATCTAAGGAGGTGCTGTTATAGCCAGTAAAAGGATTATTAACGATAAAATTTTATAAAATGAGCAAAATAAAAAAATACGAAATAGAAACATTGGAGCAGTTAATTAACATAACCACTCCCGAAAATTTTGAGAGAATATCGGTTGATTTTCTTCTGTGGCTTAGTTATACAACTGAAACTTTTGCCAAGATGAAAGAACGAGAAGAATATAAAGGAAAAATGAACTCTGATATTGCTAAAGTAAAATTTATTTGGATTGATGATGGGAAAAATGAGTTGAAAAATGTTCATTTGAAAAATACAACAACTGGCGAAGTAACAATAGTAAATCCAAAGAATAAGTAGAATGGTAGCTATGGGCTATAACGTTTTCGGGTTTGGCGAGGTTGGGGACTTAGAAGCACAATCGCTTAATTTTAGTACAAATTTTAAATAGAAATACAAATGAACAATTTACCACAAAACCCCCAATCTTGCCAAACCGATGTTAGCGGTTCGGCTTTCTCTCTGCACGATTTAAAGTGTGGAAATATTTTAAATTACGATACATCAGAAGGAGAAATTTTGCCTACTGTAATTGACTGGCAAGACCTTAAATGGCTTACCGAAGACCCGAAAGGATTTAACCTTGTTCATTCGCCTATTAGATTAGATGAAGACAATGTTAAAAAACTTGGGTTTCAATTTTTTCATAAGCATAATTTAGGATACAAAGGTGAAAGCGAAGATTTATTTTTATCTGATTGGCTTGGTTGTATAGAAGTTTTTTATGGAGGTCGGCCTTTGGAAATTTATTTTGTACACGAATTGCAAAATTTATACTACTGTATTACTGGTGTGATGCTGTCTTTAAGCTGACCGCTAACAAAATATTGGCGCAGTTTTCTATCTCCAATACAACAAATGTTTCCCTCATTGATGAGGGAAACAAATATTAAATACTTGATTAACAAATGAAAGCAACAGTAAAAATCGAGAAAGAAGTTGAATTGAAAAACAAAACGCCGCATAGAGAGCGTGAATACATTGAGCCAAAAGAAACTGATGAAGAACGTAAACGCAGAATAGCCAAAGCGGAAATTGAAAGAGCAAAAGCTAATGGACTGAAAGAATTTTTTTACGGTGAAAATAGCCTGTGTGCTCTTAACCAGAAAAATGCTGATAAAAAGGCACGAATCAAGCATTGGTTATAACGGATTGCAGATAGTCGAAGGCACAAATAGCGTTGGCATTGTGCGGTTGGATTTGGGCTTTTGCTTATGTGCTGTTAGTGGCTGTGGCTGTTTAATTAAATATAATTTTATGACAAAGAAAGATAGACAAATTGTTTTTGACAAATACAACGGTAAATGTGCATACTGTGGTTGCGAACTTGTAAAAGGTTGGCACGCTGACCACATAGAGCCGATTGTAAGAGATAGCAAATGGAATAGAGATAAAGGCAGATTTGAGCAAACAGGAACTTGCAGGAAGCCCGAAAACGAAACCTTAGAAAACTACAATCCCGCTTGTGCAAGTTGCAACATTCAAAAAAACTCATTTACTGTTGAGCAATTTAGAAGTAATATAAAACAATTTGTCAACTCATTGAACCAATACAATACACAGTACAAATTTGCAAAGCGTTACGGCTTGGTAACTGAAACCGATATAGAAGTAAAATTCTATTTTGAAACGGTCAGTAGCCATTGTCACTAACTAAATATAGGCGCAGTTTTCTATCGCCTATACAACAAAAATAAAACCATGATACAAAAACAAGAAATACGAATCGGTAATAGTGTAATGTACGACAACCGAATATTTAAAATACACTCAATATCAGACGAGTTTCCTATACTATGCACTCACTCAAACAGAACTAAGCTATGAACCAAAATGAACAAATCCTTTTTTATCTAAAGCAAGGTAATAAGATAACATCACTCGAAGCACTTGAACTATTCAAGTGTTTCAGACTTGCATCAAGAATAAGCGATTTAAACCGATTAGGCTATTCGATAACATCTGAAATGATAACAACATCGACAGGTAAGAGAGTATCGCAATATAGCCTATCTAATGCCGAAATAAAGCCATTACTATGTAAGTCGATGCCGAAACAAATTACACGAACGCCAGAACATGGATGCTAATGGAATTTGACTTAAAAATTGAAAACATTCCTTTCTTAGTAGATGAACGGAATCACAACATTGATAAGATTCAAGCCTGTTGGAAGAAAATGGACTATTGGCGAAAGACGTATATGAAAACTAGTTGGAGCAAGAAAACCGTAGACGTAAAAACATTATCAAATGATTACAAGATTATTATTACTGATCTAACCAATAAAATTGCGGACTTGACAATTCGCAATATGAAAATTGATGATCTTATATGGCAGAAAAATCTGATGCTGAATCATTCTTAGAGCGCATTGTTGACCTTGAATACGAGATTAAGAAATTAAATCACCAACTACGCTATCAGAAAAAAGGCTCTCGATACGCTCCCGAAACAGAGGATGCAATTAAAAAAATGATTGACTTTAAAAAGCAACGAATCGCACAACTTGAAAAAGACCTATTAATATTAATCAAAAATAAACACGACTAAACTATGTCAGAAATCAAAGGGAAGTTTATTAACTTCAAAGAAGAATCGAAAACAAACAAGGCGGGAAAACCTTACACACAACGTACTGTCCTCATCGAAACAGATGATAAGTATTCGCCTATTAAAGCCTTACAATGCAACGACAAAGCTGCTGAGTACCTGAGTAAATTGCCGTACGGTTCTATTGGTACGTTCCAATTCAACATCAACTCAAACGAATATAACGGGGCATGGTTTACAAGCCTATCAATCTTTAGAGTTGACATATCAGCAACGGCAACGCATGAGGCTAACTATCCTGCACCTGCTGCGAATAATGGCGGTTTTAATGATGTGGAAAAGGTTGATTCATTGCCGTTTTAATTTGGAACTATCGAAACTTATTTGTAATATTGCGGAATCGGATTAGCTACCCGATATAACGATGATAAAGACATTATTAGCCTACTAAGGCAGAACGGGAGTGAATCATCGCACACCCTGAGGTTAGCACCCTAAGTTCTGTTTTAGTAGGCTTTTTAATTGTAATTCAATGGCACGTAAAGAAAGAAACTCTGCCGATTATTTTCCACATCAGATTGGAAGCGGAAGAAAAATGTTTGTAATTGAGCGTAAATTTGGCAACGATGGGTACGCTACATGGTTTAAGATTTTGGAAGCATTAACCATTACAGATTATCATTATTTAGATTTAAATCAAGAAGATCAAGTTATTTTTTTGGCTGCGAGATGCAACGTGGATGAAGATTTGCTAATTAAGATAGTAAATGAACTGTCTAAAATTGGTGCAATTAATCAGTTTTTATGGGAACGTAAGGTTATTTGGAGTGATTATTTTATCGAAAATATATCAGATGCGTACATCAGAAGAAATAATAAATGTATACGTTTTGAGGATTTATGTATACGTTTAGGCATTAAATGTATACGTTATGTAGACGGAAATGAAGAAAACGTATACATTAATCCACATACTAAAGTAAAGTATACTATACTAAAGAATACTAAAGTAGACAATACTAATAATTCATCATTAAAAAATGATGGTGATAGTGATGATAATAATGATGATAAAAAAATACTTTTTCAAGATTTTTGGAAAGCATACCTAAAGACAGATGGTAAGATAGAAGCACAAAAAAAATGGGATAAGCTAAAAGATGAAGAAAAAGAACGTGTAATGCAACACGTACCAAAATACATACTACATACCCCAGATAAGAAATTTAGAAAAAACGCTGCTACCTACCTAAACCAAAAAACATACTTAGACGAAACAGAAACCGACAATACACCTCCACAAGTACAATCAGCACAAATATCAGTAAAGTCAGATGGAAGCGTTAAAATTTTAAAAAGCTAAACGATGAACGAACAAATCTACAATGAAACAATCGAAAATACGGTAATAGGCTTAATACTAAATAACGAATTACCTATTATTAAGGCTTTAGGAGAACTATCTCCTAATTGCTTTACCCAACATACCGCTAAAGCTATTTGGGACGTTCTGAGCCACGCTAATAAGGTTTTAACGGTATCAGAGATTGAAGCGGAATGTGTTAAAAGAGGAAAAACGATAAAAGCCTCTGACATTGCGAAATTAAAAATACTTGCGATTGGTGCTGATGTGAAGATGATGGTATCTTCATTATTTGAATTTTACCGAAAACGTGAGGTATTTAAATTATTGCAAAATGAGTACTCATCGGTATTAGACCATACAACGGATAGTAGGGAGGTGGCTAATAGATTGATAATTGCCTCATCGAAGATTATGGAAATAGTCGAGATGGAAACAAAGAAAAGTCCCGAAATCTACGACACGATAGCCGAGATCAAAAACAAGATGGATGGACTTATCGCACCCGTTATGCCTACATACATCGAAAACTTAGATAATACCCTATGTGGAGGCTTTGAAAAGGGGACTCTTAACATAGTCGCTGCACGTCAAGGATGTGGAAAGACCGCACTAACGACATGGATATTGCAGAAAAACGCCCAAGCAGGTAAGAAAGTAGGCTTTATATCTATGGAAATGACACGTAAGCAATTGAATAGACGTGAACTATCTATGCTAACGGGTATCTATTACGGCAAGATGAAAGAGGCAAACCGATTAACCGAAGCCGAATACCGTAGAATCGCAATGGCAGGATTTGAGTGGGAGAAATCACACTTTATTCGGGAATATTGCGGAGTGGTTGACATTGACCGATTGAGGCTAATAATCAACAAAATGGTCTATCAAGATGGATGCGAGTATATTGTAATCGATTACTTACAAAGGATGCAGATTCGTGCAGGACATGGTCAAAATACGGCATTCGCAATTGCTCAGATTTGTGCGGAAATAAAGGCAATGGCAACACAACATGATGTTGGCATTGTACTACTTTCGCAGTTGAATAGATCGAATGAAAAAGAAGCAGTAAGAATACCAAAGATAACAGACCTACGAGATTCGGGAGGTATTGAAGAGGTGGCAGATACCGTAACACTATTACACCGACCAGACATTTACGAAGATGATCCGATAGATGCAAATGGAGAGTCATTAAAAAATAAAATGCTGATAATATCGGCAAAGAATAGGGATGGTGAACCAAACTTAGGATATTTTATCCTATGTAATATGGGGACAAACCAATACTTTAACGAATCAGAACGAAGCCAATGGACTCAATCGTTCCACATTAACCCTAATAAATTTGAAGAATATGAGCCAAAGCATATCCAACCAAACGCAAACGTTCCTTTCTGATGGCGTGTACCTTGATGGTACTGCAATCGGAATAAAGGGCAATCCTGCAACATTTACAGGAAAAGATAAGATGCTATGTGAGATGTACGGAATCCATAAATATCAAGAGCCACATAAGACAAAGCTAATTGAGATGATTTTGCTTTGTTGCTTCTTTGATGAAAACGTATGTAGGCTATCGGTTCAGACATTAAAGGATGAACATTTTAAGAATATCGAAAATAAGCATATTTTTGAGGGGCTATGTGCTACGTACACACATGGAACACTACCGACATTTAAAAACGTGTATCGTTATTGTAAAACTAAAGGCGAAAATGTTGCACTAAAATTAGTAAGTTTGTACAATTCAAATGATTATAGCGGATGGGACATTATAACCGATTTTGTCCCTAAGAGTATAGAAACATTAAAACGACTTAACCGATAACACCTATGACATACCTTATCACCTTCACCGCTATAATAGCCTTGATTTGGCTATTCGTAGCCTACACATCGAAGAAAGATAGCACAACGCAACGAGCGTATATGCTGTTTAAGATTTGCGCCGTTATTTGGTTGGCGGAATTGGCAATATTTATAACCATGAACCGATGACACAATCAACGAGAATCGAGTTAGACAAATACATAACTAACCTATGTACTTTTGTGATTAACTCAACTGATAATCATATAAGTTTAGCGTGGCTGAATAATCATGGTCTTAAATTAGTTACGATACTTAACTTAAAGTATCCGTTTAACTTATTTATTGGTCGCCATGAATTATTTAGGATTAACGGGCGGTGGATTGATATAAACCTGAACTAATGGCGAATAAGTATCTGAACAAAAAAAAGGAAGTTGATGGGATTAAGTTCGATTCAAAGAAGGAAGCGACACGCTACGGATATTTGAAGATTGACCCCGAAGTAAGCGACTTACAACTACAAGTATCATTTCCGATCACAATAAACGGAATATTAATTTGCCGATATATTGCGGATTTTGTTTATTTTCGTGGTGGTTTTCAAGTGGTCGAAGATGTGAAGGGAGTAAGAACTGCCATTTTTATTTTAAAGAAAAAGTTAATGAAAGCAGTTCACAATATCGACATTAAAGAATCATGAAAATATCATTAGTTCACCCCTCGAAAGGTCGTCCACAGATAGCTATTGATACGGCTAACAAATGGCTAAATCGTGCTAAGAACCGTAAGAATATTGAGTACATCTTTTCGCTTGATACGGACGATACAACACTTTTTGACTATCTAGAGTTAATCAACGATATCAAGGGATTGCGATTGACAATTAATGAAAATATATGTTTAGTAGAGGCTGCCAATAAGGGCGTTTCAAAGAGTACAGGAGACTTGATTATACTAGTATCCGATGACTTCGATTGTCCCGAAAGTTGGGATGAGTCATTAACCGAACTAATAACCGACAATAACTATCCATGTGCGATATTGATTGATGATGGGATATGTACTGCGGGTGATATTCTTTCATTGCCGATTATCAATAGAGCATTATACGAGCGATTAGGGTACATCTATCATCCTGACTTTTTCAGTCTATTTGCTGACAATGCACTATTAGAGGTTGCTCAGAAATTAAATTGCCTTATTGATGCACGTTATCTGTTATTTCAGCACTTGCACTATACCGTTGGATTGAGCAAGAACGATGCAACCTATCAGCATGAGAATAGTACATACGCCTATGAGATGGGCAAGATAGCGATTGAGAAACTAAGGCTAAGAAATTACGACTTATGATAATGACGATCATGATTCCGACATTGAAGAGCCGAAAGATTCAACTCAATCGGTTATTAGATTGCCTCGCACCTCAACTAAACGATGCTATCAGTATTCAGATTTATGAGGATGAAGGGACAATGTCGATAGGTCAGATAAGGCAGTACATGGTTAAAAGGGTTAAAACGCCTTATTGCGTGTTTATTGACGATGATGATGTAGTATCACCTAACTATATTGAAAGCCATTTAAAAGCCTTAGATTCGTTCCCTGACGCTATCGGATTCAAGGGTGAGATAACCGTTAACGGAGGTCAACCGAGAGTATTCGAGCATAAGTACGGACATCCATACGAGAACTATTCCGCTCACTTTATCCGCCCTATATCGCATATCAACGTGATTAAAACATCTATCGTTAAGGCGGTGGGATATATCGACTTGAAACATGGCGAGGATGCTGATTTTTCTATGCGATTAGCTGATTCAGGATTAATTGAACGGGCTGAATTTATTGATGACATCATGTATTATTACCTTTACAACTCAAACAAATGAAAACATACGGGCAAAATGGCGAGGACATCGCTATTCAATCTTACTTCGACTCAATACAACAATACTCAGGTCGAGTGTTAGACATCGGAGCATTTGATGGGATAACATTCAGTAACTCACGAGCCTTGATAGAGCAAGGTTGGCGAGGTGTATTGGTGGAAGCTGACTTCGGGAATGCTGAGAACTGCCGAAAGAATAACATCGGACATAACACGCTCACCTTATGCGCTGCCGTTGATCCACACGATACGGGCATTAAGACCTTCTATTCATCGAATGGTGATATGGTAGGTACTACCGAAGAGAACCACCGTAACAAGTGGGCAAAAGATGTTAAGTTCAACGAGTGCTTAGTGATGAGTGTATCGGCGCTTACCCTATTTCATCAGTTCAATGACACGTTTGACTTCATCAATATTGACGTGGAGGGCATTTCGTCTGAGATAGCGAAGGTGATGATACCGATGTACAAGAACTGTAAAGTAATCTGTATTGAGCATGATAACGAGGCGGACTATCTTCGTTCGTTATGTCGCCAATATGACTATACGAAAGAGCTATTGTTCAACGGTGAAAACTTAATAATGGCTCGATGAGGCGTTGTGTTATATCGGTAGCCGTTGGTGGTAATTACGGTAAATGCTTACAACGACAGATTGACTCAATGGCGAAGTATGCCGATGATGTCGATCATATCGTGTGGCATGATGAATATCCCGTAGGATCACCTACTCATCAGGATATGCCGTATGCCTTTAAGTCATTTGCCTTCCTCTATGCTATCACTATGAAGTACGACAGTATCATTTGGATGGACTCAGCTGTATGGGTACAAGGCGACTTAATGAAGTTGTTCGCTATTGTGGAGAATAACGAGTACTTGATATTCCGCAATGGATGGAATCAAGCGAATTGGTCAACAGACGAACAATTGAAAGCGTTCGGGGTAACAAGGGATGAAGCCGAAGGGATGCCTCATCCGATGGCGTGTGTGATTGGCGTATCATTGCATAACTTCCCGTATCAAGATTGGATATTTGACTACATCCACAAGTGGAATCTATTTGGCGGTGAGTACTCGAATGCCAATGGTGAGATAACCTCAGACATGAGATGTTTAGGCTCTAGACACGATCAGATAGTACTCGGATTTATAGCCGATCAACATAAATTGCAGTTAACTCATCCGAAATCATTAATTTCGTATGATGTTACCGATAGTGAAGCGTTACTATTGACGCAAGGACTATAACATTAATGATCTAAAATCATTTTACAATGCCACAAAAACCACCCGTAGGGAAAGGAGGAAAACGAGAAGGAGCGGGACGTAAGACCAAGTTTCAGGAGATGGAACTAATCAAGCGGTTAACGCCATTGGATGACGTTGCTTTCGCAGCATTAGAGAAGGGCGTGAGAGCGGGTGATTATCCATTTGTTCGTATGTTCTTCGAGTATCGTTTCGGTAAGCCGAAGGAGTCAGTAACGATTGATGACAATAGCGTTATTCGGGTAACTTGGGATGATTAACATCAAGTTAAAGAAGCTACATTCGGGGCAACAGGCGGTATTGCAGTCGGCGAAACGATTCAACTTCCTAAAGATCGGGAGGAGATTCGGTAAGACCACAATGGCGGTTAATTACCTAATCCCGAAGATAGCACTCAGCGGTAAACCCGTAGCGTATTGGGCACCTACCTATACTGACCTATCCGAAGTATGGCAAGAGGTATTATTACGTTTACGCCCTGCCATTTCCAAGAAGAACGAACAGACGAAGCAGATAAAACTCGTTACTGGCGGTACTATCGACTTTTGGAGTATGTCAAACCCCGATAGCGGGAGAGGTCGCGAATATGCACGAGCTATCGTGGACGAGGCGGAGAAGGCTAAGAAGTTTAGGGAGGCATGGCAAAATACAATATTACCAACCTTGATGGACTACAAAGGGGATGCTTGGGTGCTATCAACCCCTAAATTTGGGCAGACCTTCTTCAAGGAACTACACGCTACCAAGAAGTTTAATTTTGCATCCTTTAACCTATCGACTTATGATAATCCGTACATTGATAGGGATGAGATTGAAGAGATACGCTCAACTATGGATGAGTTATCCTTCCGTTGTGAGATATTAGCCGAAGATGTTGACCTCTCTAATAATCCATTTGCCTACGCCTTTGATGAAGATACTCATGTTACTTCGGACGTTGCATTTAACGAGAATAAACCCGTTATCATATCCTTCGACTTCAACGTTGATCCCATTACAGCCGTTGCAAGTCAGGGCGATTTCATTAGTAGTATTCACTTCCTTAAAGAGTTCGTATTACCTAATTCGGACATTTATGAGTTATGCGATAGGATAAATGCTTTCTTTCCGAATGCCGTTTTCTTAGTTACTGGTGATGCAACAGGTCGGGCGAGATCAGCCGTTAGTAAGGGTAATATCAACTACTATCAGATTATAAAGATGAAGTTGAACTTAACTGAGCAACAGATGAAAACGCCTACTATCAACCCCGCTATATCCGATACGAGGGTGTTACTAAACTCGATGTTACAGAATGGTGATGTTAAGTTCCACCCCGACTTACATTGGACTATCAGGGATATGAAGTACGTAGAGGTGGATGATAACGGGGATATTAAGAAAGACCGATCTAATGATATACGTAAATCCGACTTGTTAGATACGGTCAGATATACGCTAAATACTTTTTATCGTCATTTTCTTAAGATTAATAAATAGTTTGTTATATTTGTAACATGGCAACGTTCACAGGACAAATAACAGTACCGAATACTTATACATGGTCAGCAGGTGGTACTTATTACTACTTTCAGCAGACTTCAAATAGTTCTGGTGGCGTATCTTCAACAACTGATTTAGATGCTTATTTAGCTGATTTAGCAACTGTATGTAATTTTACATATACTTTAACAGTAGGAGCAACAACAACTGTAATTGATATTTCCTTTGTAGATTTTGTTGATACAGGAGGCGGAAACCCTACTGCAATAGGAATAACAAACGATGCAGGGGACGTGTATTTTACTGCATTTACTGAATCAAGCGGAAATACAGATAGGACAACCATATGCCAAACCTGTGTACCTATCACTAAGTTAGCTTGTGAGGCTTCCTATAATTTCAAGGCGGGATTAACGCCTAATACAGAATACACAATCGCATTAGAGAATCAGAAAGGCAAGGTTTATTCAGCCCTAATAACAACCGATTCAATAGGCGGATTCACCATTGACGCTACGGCAACTGAATTTCCTGAAGGGATGTTTATTCCTGAGTCGGGGATTTATCAACTCAGAGCGTACACCGATAGCGAGATGACAATACTCGCACCGATGATATTCGGCACAACTCAATACGACTGTATCGAGCTATCATTTTTATACAATCAAACATTTACGTCCGACATTATTGGCGTTTACCTATTAATAACAGATGAATTAACAACTACTGTTATAGTCGATGATAATGGTAGCGCAATAAGTTTAGGATGATACAAGTAGTAGAGGTAAAGACCATTGATGAGTTAGACTTATCAGCAACGTTAACGGATGCCGATGAGTTAGCTATTTTTCAGCCCTCAGCAACGGGAATTAAGACCCGCAAAGTACCACTATCAACCATTAAGACCTATGCAGCTACCGACATCACAACGGTAGAGGCTAACATCGCTACATTGCAGACAGATGTAGTGGACTTGCAAACTCAGATTGATGCTATCGGCGGAGGTGGCTCAACGACAATAACAGACCCGTTAATATACGTCCAAACCTTTGAGGATGGCACTAACGTAACGGGCAACGGTTCGCTTCAATTACTAAATACCTTAACAAATCCGACTACGGGCGTGGCTTATACCAACGCCTCCGCAGCGGTTGAGTATCCATTAACGGCTACCTTATGGGGGTCGATTGACGTAACTATCCGTACTTATGACGAGGTTGTTATTCAGGAGGCTTTACTATCCGTTTTCGCAAGTGGGCGAGGCTCAGCATTGCATTCGGCGGGAGGTCGACTATATCGCATTAAAACGGGCGGCATAACGATACCTAATACGCAAGGCTCAGGAACTAAGTCGAGGTTGAGAATTATCGACTTCAAAGGCTCGATCATTCAATACGAAGGCGGGAGCGGTACGGTATTCGTCAAGTCATGCGCTAACTTAACTGAACTACAACAAGCGATCGATTACCGTTGGATATTCCAAAACATGAACATTATAGGAGATTCACGTAATGATGGATCAACCGCTTTTGACATTACGGGCGGTCGTTCGTGCCTATTCCAAGATATTGAGGTTAAAGACTTCGGTATTGCATTTACGGGTTGCACTCTGTTGCAATCCGAATGGGTGAGATTTAATACGGCTCAATGCCTTATTGGATTTGACGCTCAGATTAACAAAGTAGCGGGAGCAAGTGCATCGGATCAAGTATGGCAACCGAAACTAACGGATTGCCGTTTCCGAATGATTGATACAACGGCAATAGGATGCAATTTCAGGGGCGTAGAGTTTCCTAAGATGATAGATTGCGGTTGGGAAGGATCGGATGCGCTGTATGCTGTTAAGTACGACAATGCAGCCAATGCCGTTGCTAAGAAGATGCTAATTGAGCGTGGACGTGCCGAGATTAATAACTCAGGGGCGGGAACATTCACAGGGGCTTTCTTGTACGTTACAGGATCAGACTTCCACTATGCGCAGATTAACGGCTTGGAATGGCAGATGAACACCCCTAACGGGACATTAGTAAAGACGAATATCTCAGCGGGGGGGACGAGTAGGATATACTTAGAGAACATCAGCGGTAACACTTCTAACAATCGTTGGATGGTCGAACACAATGAGTCGGGAGCGGGTAATATCGCTTGGGACTTTCAGAATGTGAACTTACAAGGCACTCCAACAACAGCATCACAAGTAATTGACACGGGTACTTATCCTAACATTTGGGTAGGTGGCGTAACCCCAATATTATCACGAGTGTACATAAAACCATATTTAATATAAAACACATGAACGTAATATCAGCAGTAGCGACAGAGTTCGCAACATTTGCAAAGGTATCTGACGGTACAGATACGGCAATATTAGAATTTAGCAACACACCTATTTTAGGGTTGCATGAGTTTAAACGCTCAGTACTAACAGATGAAGACTATGAGGCATTAGGGCCTTCAACGGATAGCATCTTAGAGTTACAGATTGCATTAGAAAACACATCGGTAAACATGAGTTCATTATTTGCATCTTATAACGCTTAATCACATGGCAGGAGCAATCACAGCAGGAGTAAGTCCTAACATATCAAGTTTATTAGTTGAGTTATCGGGATTCCCCGATAGTATTGATGGTAAATTCATGATACCAACCGCTCACCTATATTGTGGGGTTGATAATGATGGTACGTTCTTCATCAAGAATGGAGAGAGGACCGTAATAGTAATGAGGTCAATATCTGAACTCACAACATTTAACGGCTCACCAATTAGCACATTATCAGATTTAGTATCTGAACTATATGCCTTAGTATAATGATCGAATTGCTGTTAATAAACTCATTAGCTATCATAGGCTTCAATCTTGCTACTGAGCAAGGTATGGTATTGCACTTCATTGAGCGATACACGTCTAAGATGCCTGAGTATATTACTAAGCCGTTATGGTCATGCCCTTACTGTATGGCATCCGTTCATTCAACCTATTTCTTCATCCCCGCCATAATGAGAGGTCAATACGAATGGTCAATGTACCCTTCTTATATCCTCTCATTGTGTGGAATGACGCTAATAACGTACAACATTGCAAGAATCGTTAGAGAATATCAGAGCTAGGATTAATACCGACTTAACGGGACTATTAATGGACTACGGATTTACATTCGTAGGGCGGTGCCATTGTAATATGTGCCTACAAGATAAGTATCAGAGAGGCAACGAACAGATTAAGATATGCCGACAGAAGCAAACGTATGAGTATTGGCGAAACAAACACCTCAACAGAGCAAATAAATTCATAGACCTACCAAACCTATTCAATGAAAATCTTCGACAAAATTAAATCACTATTTCATTCAAAGCCTATTTGGCAACTCAAGGAAGGACACGTAATAACACCCGCATTCGTATTAGACGGGGTGCAATATTACGCATTAGAGGATTCTTATCGTACGTTTACTGAACGTGGATGGGCTGCCTTATCCGTATATGAAGAGTGGCAAAATAGAATGACGAACGATAATTTAATTCAATTCTTCAAGGCGATGCAAGCTGAGTTGAGCGGTACGAATGGACAAATCAACATCAGCAAGGTATCTGACTTAGTAAATAAGGGATTAGAGCGTATTGAATGGGTAGTACCTACTACTGAGATTATGTGGAAAATGGCGGGGGTAGCGTTCTTCGATAAGAATGAATCGCCGTACGTTTACGATCAGATATATTGTGCTAAGAAAACAGAGCGGTGGAAGAAAGCGGTAAAAGATCAGAATGTTTTTTTTTGCGATGTTCCACTGCCTTTACGCAGTATGTTTCCCTTGCCGAATTTATCGGCGAACGATTTAAAGATATGCGAGGAAATTCAGGGTCTGAGCGAGGAAATGTTACAGAGGATCATTACTGGCATTCTTTCCAAAAGCGGGACGAAAACGCCTACGTCTTAGGCATGAGTATCGGCAAACATTACGGGGTAGATTATAAGACAACAACATTATACGAGTTCTATTTATTACTTGAAAACATGATGAAGGAGGCGGACAATGTCTGAGAATATAGTAGTTAAAATAACATCTGACGCTTCCTCACTAAAGGAAATGAATCAAGTATTGGTAGAAACGCAAAAGGTATCAGCGGGGGTAGTTAAGGAATATGAGAATATTCAGAAGGCGACTACTAAGGCGGATGCCTCATTTAAGTCGTTAAAGACTCAGATAAAAGAGGCTACTACGGAGGCTACGGTATTGGCTCAGAAGTTCGGGGAGAATAGCGTACAAGCGAATAAGGCGGCGCAAAGGGTAGCTAACTTACGGGAGGAAATGAGCGACTTCAACGATCGAGTTAAGGCGTTAAACCCAGAGGCTAAGTTCACCGCCTTCAATCAAGTATTAGGTAGTACTATCGGAGCGGTTCAAGGTGTTACGGGTGCTATTCAGCTATTTGGAGGTACGAGTAAGGAAGCCGAAGAGATCGCAAGAAAGTTGCAAGGTGCATTGAACTTAACAATGGGTATCAATAGCGTATTATCTATGGGTGATGCGCTAAAGAATTTACGATTGTTATTGACAAGTACTACCGTTGCGCAGGAGGCGCTAACGGCTGCCGAAGTAGAAGGAACAGTAGCAGCGAAGGGTTTTAGTGCTGCCATATCATCGAATGCTTTAGGTATTGCAGTAGTGGCTATTGCAGCCATTGCGGGTTATTTTTATCTGACACGTGATGCAGCACAGGAGGCGAGTGATGCCATTGGTGAGTTGATAGAGAATCAACTTGCTAAGTTCTCAGAGTTCAAAAAAATACAAGCCGATAACTTAGCGTTAACCAAAGAACAAGGTGCATCTGATGTAGCATTATTGAAGTTGCGATTATCGCAGTTAGGGGTTGAAAAGGAATACACAGTACGACTATTCAATAGGCTAAAGGATACCAAGTACGGATATAAGCTACAACAAGATATTAATCAATTAGGGCGGGATGAATTGCTGATTAAAGAGCAATTGAAAAATGCTATTGATGCTGCTACGGTAGCGGAATTGAAGAGAGCGCAGCAAGTAGTTGATACTGCCAATGCTTCACGTGCTGCCTTGAAGGCTCAATTCGATCAAGAGTTCAACGATCAAACATCGGCTATTGATAAGGCATTACAAGTACGTATTAAGGCGGACAACTTGCAGTTCGATAATAAGCATGAGTTAATACAGGCGGATATAGTAGCCGAGATGGCTGCCGTAGAGGAGAAGATAGGTATAGCTAAGAAGTTTAACAAGGATTCATCTGAATTGGAACTTGAACTTGCTTTATTAAAAAAGAAGTTACGCAAGGATGAACAACTTGAAGAAGATGAGATTTCCCAAAAAAGGATAAAACAGTTGTCTGATGAATTTGGCATATTATCCGCTTTTGGCAATTCAATAAGCACAATGAATCGTCAGAATACTGATGCGAGAATTGAGCAGCTACAGAAAGAAAAAGATACAGGCATTATTAGCGAAAAGCAGTATCAAGATAAGCTAAGAGTAATTAAGATTAAGGCAGCAAAGGAGGAGAAGGAAATGGCTATCTTCCAAGCTACGCTATCATTGGCGGGCGCAATATTAAATGCCTTGAACACTAAACCTGCAAGTGCCGTTCCTTTTGCCGTTGCTTCCGCTTCGATATTAGGCACGCTTCAACTTGCTGCCATTATCTCCCGACCATTACCGAAGTTCAATCAAGGAAAGTTGCCACAATTTGCGGGGACGTATACAGGTAATGACAATCAACTTGCATGGGTAGCATCCGAAGAGGCTATTATACCAGCACGAACAACGAGAGCCTATTATCCGACACTATCGGCATTGTATAAGAAACTAATATCACCCGATGAGTTAAACGGCTTTGTACGTGATCGGATGAGCGGTAAAAAACAATCCGACAATGTTGATATTTCAATGCTTGTAAGTTCGATGAAAGGCAATAAAAAAGTAACTTTGTCAAATGCTGACTATCTTGCGAATAGGATAGGTCAGGCGATACAAAACAATTACGACCCCCGTAAAAACTGATGATATTTTGGATAGATAATACCGAAGTGAATCCGCCTATTAATTGGTTTGAGATTGAGCCGACATTAAGACGTGATGAGGCTATCGGAGGCGTATTGCTATTGGTAGAAGGTTCATTTACGTTCGACAATGACGGCTATCAATATCTATTGGCAAAGGTCAATGAGGGTTTTTGTGGCAAGGTAAAGATTGACATATTTGATACTACGAGTGAGGGCGTTCCTACTCAGGCATTTTCGGGATTTTCATTTGTTAGTGATTGGGTGATTGATGAGTTAAAGAATCAGATTACTATCAAGATTCAAGATAATTCCTTCTACGCAAAGATTAATAATAATAAATCATTGAAGCCTTACCTACGAGGTACGAGGACTAAGAATGGCGAAACATTAGCAAAGGCGGGTAATTACTTCTCAATCTTTGACGATGTCAATACAGGGATAACGATAGCACGTTATATCTATGGTCATCGAGTGTATGATGCATTTAAATTCCTTATAGGCTACATGACTGACAATAGCGTTATCTTCGCCTCTGATACCTTCGGGGTAGGTGGTGATTGGGCGGGTTTGATGATAACTACGGGGCGTAAGATTCGGGAGTACTTGCCATTAACACCCGATGGCCCGCAACTGACACCGTTTAGCTTTTCTGAGTTATTCGACGAGATAAATAAGCGTATCCCGATTGGATTCGTCATTGAAGACCCGTTTAATAATCCAGTTATCCGAATTGAGGCTAAAGACTATTTCTATAAGGGCACATCAGCGGTTGAGTTCTCAGATATTAATCAGATCAAAACAAGATTCGATCAGGAGAAGTTATACTCTAAGATTAAGTTCGGGCAAGGGGCAATTAATAGTGATGCACTTACGGTAGCTTTCCCTGAGTTAGTTTTATTCTTAGGCTTCAACACTGAGGAATATCCGATGCAATATGAGTGCAATATTGATAAGGTATTAGACTTAAAAACGGATTGGATAACGTCCTCAAATGTAATTCAGAATGTAGCTGAGAATTTAGATAATGGCAATGATGAGGATTTATTTTTAATCGAAACTACCTATGTAACAGCTTCATTAGGCAATGCTATTCAACTGAATACTTTTGGCGACACCCCACCATTTTATTTCTATAATCAAAATCTAAGAAATGAAAGTATAGCGGAAAGGTTATTGGGCGCAGTACCTTCTAATATAGTATCTGTATTAGGTGATGTCGGGGATGGTACATTTAAGGCATTCTTAGGTACAGATCAAAGTTATTTATCAAGTGGTAATGATGTATTCAATCCTTCGGGATTCCCTAACGAGATATTCGACATTAGTGGAAGTTATAACAATAGTACATATAAGTTTACCGCCTCTAATTACGGAAGATTCTCATTCGAGGCAAACGTACGAATTGAAGTAACTGCACTATCTTCATTGCCTATCGTATATTGGCAAATTCAACTATCGAGATATGATAGTACGGGTACATTCATTCGTGATTACGACATCTTTACCCCCAACTTCATATCATCATTAAATATCGGATATTACTCATTTGCTACACTTGGAACTACTGACATCGGTGGTAAACGAACGATAACACTCAATACTGGGGATACGGTTCAGATTAAAATCACTAAGAATGTATTCGTTTCGGGAGATATTGACTACACTATTAGAGCCGTTAATACTTACTTCGGATGCTACGATAACACTATCGGAGGCGGCACATATCAGACCTATGACCCGAACGATTACCCTATCTTTATTCATGAATTTCAGTACCCGTTGACGAAAGGGCAATGGGAATACATATTAGCAAATCCGCTTAACTCATACAAGTTCTATTCCGGTCCTTCTAATGTCCGCTATGGTTGGGTATCAGAGATCAAGAGGAATCAACAGTCAGGAATGGCAACTGTTAAGTTGATAAGCGATAAAAATAGTCAAGCAAATGGAGGTGCAAAATAAATGGGATTAGAATTTATACCAAATCAGCCCGTTAAGTTCGTTGATGATTCTCAATCGAGATTAAACAACGATAACAAGGCGTGGGATATATTATTACAAGAATCAGATCCGTTATGTGTGCAAATTAAAATGACACCATGTGGCGAGAACCTATTGCCACTATTCGGTTGCACTGATGATGTAGCTAGTTTTGATGCTACTTTGAATACTAATACTGGTTGGACTGAGGGTACAGGATGGATGGTAGGGAGTGCTACGGCTACTCATACGGGAGGCGTACAGTCGGATTTAATAGGTGATACAACATCATTAACAGTCGGTCAAGTATATAAATTAGAATTTACGATTACTTCAAATAACGACTATCTATCCGTTTACTTGGGTGCGCCTGATCCGCTATTCTCATATTATTTCACTGATACGGGCGATAAAACGATATACTTCACTTACAACGGTGGAGGATATCAGTTAGTATTCACCGCTACCAATGATGTAGTATTTAGCAATATAAAAATATGTCTTTACTCGGCGGAATTTGAATCAATAACGGGATGGAGCTATGACGATACGCTAAAATCGTTTTGTCATGGCGATGGATCGACTAATCCGATACTATCATTAAGCAATTTCTTTTTCGCAAGTTCATACTATCAGATTAAGTTCAAGGTATATAACCGAACGGTAGGAAGTGTATTCATGAAGTCGTCAAGTGATGGTATTGATAACTTCGGAGCAACCGAATCGGTAACATCAAACGGGGATTTCACATTATACATTCAGAATGATTCAGGTGGTGATGGCAAGATTTGTATCACCCCTTCATCGAACTTTGATGGGTGTATCTCTGATATTGAGATTTACGATCTTACACCAATCCAAACGGGTATTTTCGTTATCAAGAACTCAACAGGCACATCAGTATCTAATGGCTACGATATTACAAGTTCTATTAATCCGATTATATGTTATAAAGACCGCTTATCATGGTGTGTATCTTTAGACAATGTTGCCTACCTATTAGGTCAGATTGCATTGCCTACGGGCTGCTATTACATTGAATTTACTGAGTATTGCGGTGGTAGTTCAACGACTACGCAAGTGAACCGTATCAACTACTCAGCATCTGGATTCGAGAAAACGAAATACATATCAGCAACGTGTGAAGGGGAGGCTTTCGGCTTTGAGTTCACCAATAGTTCGTTCTCATTAGGTCAACGACTGCCCGTATTCCGTATCAATCCGAAGTACTCTAACGATGGGGATGACTATTCATTACCGATTGGAAGTAAGCGAAAGCCGTACGTAAGAACTGAAAAGACTAAGTTATTATGGGTTGACTTCATAGATGAGAATGCACACGATACACTACGACTACAAGTAAACTGCGATACGTTCATGATGGGTGGCATTGAGTACTTCGTGCCTATCAATGACTATGATCCGCTATGGGAGGCTAATGGAAAGAGTAATACGGCTCAGATTCAGATTGAGATTCAAGATAAAATAAATACACTATATAACCGATGAAAGGGGTATTAATAGTTGCATTAGGTAATCCGCTATACGTAGAGTATGCCGTTAACCTCGCTGCATCTATCCGAGCAACGTCAGATGTGAATATTACGTTAATTCATTCAGACAATTTAACAGAGATTAATGCAGGGCAAAAGTTCGCCTTTCATAAACGTATCGTATGCCCGAAGGAATACTATTCATCAGGCTCGTACGTAGAGGCTAAGTTATGGGCGGATAAGTTAACACCATACGAACAGACATTGTTATTAGATGCTGATACCTTATGTTCGCCATACAAGAACGTACTCGACTTAATGAATGAACTTGAAGGGACTGAGTTCAAGATGATTTGCAGAGGTGAATCTAACAAGTCGGATTTCGTGCAAGTGGAGCACATTAAGAAAGAGTTTGACTTGACCAAATGGTACGACCTATCAAGTGAACTTATATACTTCGAGAGTACCGACATCTTTGAATCAGCGAGGGCGATATACGCTGAGTTACCTAATAAGTGTTGGTATCAACGTTTCTCCAACGGTCAGCCCGATGAACCTTCACTAACGATTGCAACGATTAAGAAATTCGATACCATTGATACGTTTATGCCAAGTTATTGGGAGTATGTTAGTGGTGTTAATCTTAAAAATGTTGATATTTACAATAAATTTTATATCCTATCTATCGGAGGTAATGTAATACCACCTAAGACGACTAAGATATACAATGAAATGGTTAAGTATTACCAACAGAAAACGGGGGTACATACTTTTACGCTACGTGCAAAATCAAGAGTGTTAAAAGAACGTAAAACCATTTAGAGGTGAAAATCACAAACGCAATACAATTCATAAAACCATACTTATCGAAATCAAATCCGAAGAGAAGAGATTACTATGCCGACTATAACGACCAACGAGAGCAACACGAATGGCACTTTTGCGGGAGGTTTCCCAAGAAGTTAATCACTCGGAAACGTCCTGCCGAAGAGAAACAAATACAAGATTGGCGAGAGGCGGTATATCAAGCGATAACGAAAGCACCTACGATGAAAGTCTATGGCTCGTTGCAAAAGATATTCCGATCGCAGGATTGGTTCATCAAGTCGGGCGAGATGATACCAAAGATTAAGGAAGAAGATTCAATATATCAGTATCTTTTCCATAAACACCCTAAGTATGGTAGCCTTGAATCATGGCTCAGCAAGGTTTATCTACGTCAATATTTGATTGATGCGGGTGGAGTCTGTGTGGTGAAGCCTATCACTTGGGCGGTAGCTGACAATGAATACTATCAACCTACGGCAAAGGTTATACCATGCGATGAGGTGATTGACTTTGTAGAAAATCAGTACTTAGTACAAGAGCTAGAAGAGTACAAGTATATCTATAATAAGGTTGAGCATGAAGGGAAACGCTATGCCATTTATACCGATATGCAATACATCGAGGTATGGCAGACTTCACCGAATGACATCTATACTGAGAAAGTCAACATCAATCACGACTTAGGGCTATTACCCGCCTTTGAGATTGGAGCGATTATAATGGATGAAGAGGCTGAATATACAGAGTATGAAACAAGGGTATCGGCAATGTTGCCTAACCTCAATGATGCAGTTAACATTTACTCTGATGGCGTTGCTGAGTTCGTTCAACACGTTCACTCAACGATGTATAGCTACGAGGCTACCGACTGTAAATTATGCTCGGGTTTGGGACAAATAGCAATGCCTAATTCATTACCGACGAAATGTCCTGAATGTAAGGGAAAAGGATCACTACCATTAAATCCATTTGAACACGTAACTATCAGACGACCTAATACGGGCGATGAACAGTTACCGAATCCTCCCGTAGGATATATTACTAAGTCAACGGAGATGATGAATATTATCAATCAGATGTTTGATGATAATATCTATCGGGCATTGTCGGCTATCAACATGGAGTTCTTATCGCAGTCGCCACTCGCTCAGTCTGGCGTGGCAAAGGCTACCGATAGAGAGGAAACCAATAACTTCGCCTACTCAGTAGCGGAGGACATCGTAACGGCGGGGATTAAGATAGGATATATATGTTCATTATATCGTTACAAGAAGTTAGTAACCTCTGAGCAACTACGAATAATGCAACCTAAGTGGAATATTCCGACTAAGTTCGACATCATTACCGAATCGGTTATGTTAGATGATATAACAAGACTAACGACTGCAAAGGTTGACCCTACACTCATCGCAGCAGCGCAGGTTGAG